TTCTGGCGCCTGCTGGACGTTTATCAACGGCCACCTTTTGATAGGTCTTGCCTTTGGCACCCTTTGTTAAATACTTTTTACCTGTTCTCGCGCGCTTACCAAGAGACTTGGCGAGGCGTGGTGAATCGCGGGAGCCAGGAGGCGCTGCCAGGAGGGCGCTTTCTTCGCCGGCTTCTTCTCCACCGCCGCCTTCGTCGCCCCCAAGGTCAAGTTCGCCGCCGCCTTCGTCACCACCGAGATCAAGTCCGCCCTCTTCACCACCAAGGTCAAGACCCCCACCCCCACCGCCAGCTTCGCCGCCGGCAGCAGCAGCCTCGGCAACTCCTTCAAGAGCAGTGTCGTGCTTGCGATCATAAAACATCTCGCGCTGGTTACGAAGGAACTCTTCGTGAGACATACCAAAGATGTTATCGGCAACCCAGCGACGGGAGAAATATCCCTCCGTGGCAGAAGCAGCAATGTCAAACTTGTTCTTCCAGTGTTCAAGTTCTTGAAGTTCAGCAATCTTACTTGGGTTATTAAGGGAAAGTTTAAAGTTTATAAGATCTTCCCCTCTGTAGCCAAGAGTGTAAAGGTGAATAATACCGATCTTTTCCAACTCGTGGAGGATGGAACGTTGAAGTCGCTGAATAGTGCGAGCAAAGCGAATATCTTTTGTCGCAAGAGTGGTCTTGTCTTCTTGTGCGCCTTCACCCATCGTGAGGTATGCCTGGGGAATTTTGATCGCAGAGAACATCTTGTCGCGAAGATACTTGATGTCGTCAATCGCGGTTGTGTTCTGTCCAGCACCGAGGTTCTGGATATCAGTCACAGAGCCAGCGCGAACAGGAATGTAGTAGTCCTCTTCAATGGAAAGAGGGTTGTAACGAAGATCGATGCGTCCAGTATCCTTATCAACAATTGTGTGGCGCTTCAATTGGGTGACAATCTTCTGCATATATTGTTCGACTTCTTGCGGTGGTATCGCGCCAACGTCAATCTTGAATACCTTTCTCTCTGACGAGCGAACAATACGATAAGCCATCATCGCGTCTTCCATTAGGGTAAGTTGGCGCCAGATACGACGAGCAGGCTCAAGAACAGAAGTGCCGTATGGAGAATACTTGTCGTTACCGAGAATGCGGAAGTGAGCAATTTGCCAGTTTTCAAATGTCATTCCAGCAGAGTTCCACTGATACTGAATGTAATTGGGGTTTGTGGCGTCAAGACCTTCTAGTCTCTCAACCTCTTGTAGAGGTATTGCGATTGTAGATTGGACACCCATCTCGTCATCAATGTCAAGATAGAGAATGAAGTCTCCGTATTTACACATCGTGCGGCACCAACCAAAAAGGTTGTGTTCCACATTCATAACGTTGTGATAAAGAATGTTGAGGACAGCCTTGATTTCATCGTTGCGGCACTTGATGTTAAGCATTGGTGAGAGAGCAGAAAATGTGGTCATTTCATCTGCGTAGATGTCAAGAGCAGAGGCTAACTCGGGCATATACTCCATCTGGTCAAAATCAATATATCGCTCTGATCTACGCTGATTAGCAATTGCGTTTGCTGCGATGGTGTCAAGCGGGTTGTAGGACTGCTTTTTAAATTGCTGTCCTGACGCAGACTTAAATCTTGTAGAATACTTGTCGAGATGCTGTCTGCGTATCTTACGACCAGACTCGGATCGATAACTGATAATTGGGCCAGAGAACAACCGCGTAAGAGCACGGAATAACTGTGAATCTCTGTTTGCGGGGTTCTTGCCTTGCTTTGGGTTTCGGGGTGCCATTAATTTCTCACTTAATTATCCACATATGTTGGGAATATAGATTTTTTGCTTTGTTCATTTTACTAGTATTATCTTCGCCCGTGTAGCCAATTTGTCCTTTTATCTGTGTATTCAGGGTAGTTCTGGAAGTCATTATCGCATCAACGAAAGCTTTT